TAACTGGATCGATGGCCATTTATCTTAGTACTACATGTTAGGTACTTTCAAATGCACTACCATCTATTGAATGACTTAACATGTTAGGTTTGACTTTGGAAGTGAAGAGTTGCTATAATTACTTCTTATTGAAACCTTGGATAAATCCGGGCATTACTTATTTGAGTGCTGGCCAAAATAGCTTCTATATTAAGGTCAGAAGTCCACAATATTGTTTACTAGGATTGCAGATGGTACGAGGACGTTCTGATACATTGGTGATGATGTTATTATTGATGTTGATTGCTTCTGTATTGTAAATTTCACCTCCCTTAAGCATAGTTTAAAAAGTGCCTGATGATATAGAACTTCTAGATACTTCTCTCATTAACTATCTCATGTAATTATCCTTTTTTGATTGAGTGAATCCTTCTCTAGTGTTTATATCCTTAACGGGATTATAAGATAGTACGTAGTTATAATCCACTTTGTCCAGCTTCCTTATTATGTCAGAAGTGTAACCTTTGCAAAAATTTTGGAACTTGTCTAGTTGCTGTTACTCCACATACAGATGAGAAGCGAAGAATCTGTGGTACAGACCATAGAATAGATTGTCCACAGTCTTAGAGTGGAACTCATAGTTTACATTGGAGTTAGTCCATCCAGTGACTACATTCTTGCAAGAATAAGAAGGGTCTTGTAATTAACCTTTATGTATGTAACTACCTAAGTTTTGCTTGTAATACTGCTAGAGCTTAGGCAGGGAATCTGTGTGATATTATCTGTATTAATCACTAAATGGTAGGTGGCTAGGTAGGTCCTGGATAGTCTTCCAAGGTTTGTTGACATAGTAGTTCTATAGCTCTGTAAAAGTTTGCTCCTTAGGCACCTTATCTTTATTAGCTTGTGGACATTTTACGTGACTTTCTGTCATTATTAATTACTAGTTTATTTTGCTCATGTTGAAGAAGCTTTGTAAGTCACACTTCTCATTCATCTGTTAAACGTTTTGACTGTACCCGTTCACTAACATGTTTACATTGTTCAACTATAGATCTCTTCTTTGACCCATACCCAAGTGTCTCTTGATGATGTCAGTATATGACTCAAGTGGTTGGTGAGAGAACTCTAAATTTCTAGCTTTTGAGGTGACTCTCATGCTCAGTACGTCTGATCCTAGAGCATCCCTAAAATGTTCGTCTTACCAGCACTCACCATAAAATTAGTAGATTCTGCTGCTATCTCTATTATAGGAATCATAAGTACTGCGGAACATAACTTAACTCTACTATCCTACTTGATCTATGTAGTTTTTAAAAAATGTTCCTTATACGTTGTAGATGTGGCCGT